ATCTGACGGTTAGGTACCATAGCAATCTCACCGAAGTCAGACAGGTACATATCAGCAGCAGCGATAATGGTGTTTTTCTTACCGGCAGAAGCAGCGTAGCGGAAAGGAGCTACGTTAGCATCGTCCATGAAGGTAGAGAACACTGTTTTAACGTAAGGCGACATCATCATTACCGATGGGTTACCACCAGCGTTGTAGGTGTCCAAGATAACGCTATCCAGGATTGCCTTAGTGAAAGCACGCTGTGTACCGTTAGTAGCAGCATCTACAACACCAGTACCGGAGTTAAAGCCACCGGAAGCACCGCCGCCGCCACCAAGAGAGTCGTTCTCAGCCAGCCATGCACGGAAACCACCGGAAGTACGGTTACTAGCACCATCGCCAGAACCTGCACTAGAGGCAGTATTCGACAAGAGCTGTACTTCCATGTCTGTGCGGAGTTCTACACCCTTTTTAGCAATTTCACGAGCCAGTTCAGACTTACGACCAGCTTTGGAAGTTTTGTCTTGGGTACGCGAAATGATGATTTTCTTATCGGAAATCTGTGTGTAGTTACCTACGCGAGTAGTAGGAGTGATTGCATCATAAGACCAATCGTTACCTTCTGCCTGTGCGTTGGTGGTTACTGGAGTAGCAAGCTCATCTGTCTGCCACTCAGGGTGAGTTGAAGCAACCGATTTACGGCCAATCAACGATACAAAAGGAGTTTCCTCCGGGCTGATCTGATAGATTGTATCAGCGAGTTCCTCACGATTACCTACTGCATCGTAGGTTTCGTAGGTATTAGTTACTTGAGACATTTCGTTTTCCTTTGGGTTTGTATATGTCCTTAGTCTACAAATTCAACGAGTACGTCAACGGCAGATTCAATATCCCCTAGTTTTTTTAGGCGATCCTGTTTAGCTTTATGAGCAGTGATCTTTTTGCTCTTTCCTGAGGCTCTTGCCTTGCCCTTTAGCATCTTAGGTTTACCTTGAAGCTTCTTCTTGGCTTCTGGGGCTCCCTCTTGCAACTTACGATACGCCATAGCGTCCTTAGCTAGTTTCGCGAAGCGGTAGTCCTTGATGTTGTTCAAGTCATCTACGGTATAACCATAGTGAGGAACAAAGTCCTTGACTAGCTCTTGTTTGAAGCTCTCTAAGCCCTCTTGGGTAGCCAACTCAGGCATAACCTCGCCAAGCTTCTTTTGCTGGAGACTTAAGTACTCCTGCTGCTTAGCTGCCTGCTCCTGTTGAGCCTGCTGGTTCATGCGTTGTGTTTCAGCTACAAAACCACTGTATTCCTGGTTCCACTGGTCGAAGTATGCTTTCTGCTGCTGGTAGCCAATAGGATCTGTCTCTACCATAGAGATGTCCGGTGGCTCCGGGGCAAACATGGCCTGATAGTTAAGAAAAGTCTCTCTCTGTTGCTTAACCTGCTCGGCTGCACTCATTAGACGCTCTGCCTGAGAGTCGATAACTTTACGCTCCTCGGCAATCTGTTGCGTCTTTCGTGTGTAATCGGCTTGGAAGTCAGATACACGTTTCTGTACTCGGTCAGCTACGATAGTGCCTAAGGTGGTCTCTTCTCCGTCGAGTTCTACAACCAGATCGTCATCAAAGGTGATGGCTTCCGGGTCGCTTTCCTCTTCGTCAGGAGATTCTTCGGCTTCTTCGTCAACTTCCTCGTCGGTGTCTTCCTCGCCTTCGGATGCCTCAACCTCTTCTTCTGTTTCAAGGCTATCCTCTTTAGTTGTTGGTTCTGTAGCTTTAGACTGATCCTCCTCTGGTGAGGGGTCCAAAAGGCCTTCCAACTCGCCCACACCTTCGTCAAAAGAAAGGGGCTCATCTCCACCGACAGGGCCTGAATCAGGCTGGTTGCTCAGTGCTTGGGGGTTTTCCATGTCTCTAGTCTCCACATGGTTATTTGAGGCGATCCTTAAAGGGGCCTCTTCATCTTTCTACACCTCAGCTAGAATATAGCGATTGAGGGTCATATTCAGGTCATCTAAGGCACGGGCTAGAGCTTGTGCCTCTAAGGCCTCGTGAGTGTTTAAATCTTTCCTTAGTAGTAATTCTAGGGCGTCATTACGAGCCTCTGCGATAGCCAGATTGAGGATGTCATCGTTTAAGAGGCGATCCGCTTGGTTCTTCAGATGCTCGCTCTTGTACTTGTTGCTCATTGTTACGTCTCTGGGTTTCGTTGTTCATCTCAGCAATATCCATCTGGACATCAAGCTGGTCTGTGGTTTTAGCAGCGTCCAAGGTCATTTTAGCCTCGGAATCGCCCATTTTCCACTCTAGCTCACGCTCCTGGAGTTGCAACTTAGCTACATCAATTTGATGCTCTCTGAGTTCCTTCTCTCGACGTGCCTCAAGCTCTTTAGCTTGGAACTCAGCATTAAGCTGGGCCTCAAGCTGTTTGGTCTGTACGTCAGCATTAAGCTGCTCACGCTCTCGGACCATGTGCTGTTCGATCTTCTTGTCTTCAATTTGCATCTTGCCTTGATGGTCCATTTGATGCTGTTGCATCTCCATCTGCATACGCTGTTGCTCCATTTGCATGTCAGCCTTAGCCTTCTGTTCCTCTGGGCTTGGCTGCTGCATTTTCTGTTGGAGGGTCTGACGAATCTGCTCTAGGCTCTCAGGAGAGACATTAGGGAAGTAGTCGTCTGCGTTCTTGAGACCTGAAGATTCACCGATTTTTGTAGCTGTCTTAATGACCTTGGGGATCATCTCAATGCCCTGGTCTACAAGATTCTGAGACTGCAAACGCTCCATGAAGTTCATTTGGAGCCCAAGCATATTGTTTAGGGTCGCTACATCACGCTCACGACTACCAGTACCCAAACCTGTGTTCACTGTGCAATCCATGTCGGCATTCCATGAACGAGGGTCCATAGGTACCCAATTACCGCGCAAACGGATCATCTCAGCACGATCTTGGTGCTTGACTAAAAGTCTAAGGGCAAGCCTGAAGAGCATTCTAAAGCCCAATTCAGCCATGTTACGAGATACAAGCTCCACCTTAGAGTAGGATGCGTCTTTCTGGGCGTTTACAGCCGTTGCTGTTTGGTTTTGGAGCGTATCGGGGTCTAGGGCCATAGTGTTCCTAGAAATGCCTGTACGGCGCTCTATTTCCTGATCTACCTGGCTAATGGCAGCAAGGGTCTTGTCAGCGATAAACGGAGTTGTGTTGTACTCAATGGGCAGAGCGCCACGTCTACGAATAATAGGCTGACCGAACTTAGGAGATGTAATGGAGTCTGTGTTAACTACAGCACCCTCTTCGATCTGAGGCTGTGGGTTGTTGTGTGCGTACACGTTGTCCAGCATCTGACGGCTAAGAACTGTCTTGATACGCTGTAGGTCCATAGTCTGGTCAGCAATAGACATAGCGTCAAAGCGGTGAGGTACGGGTTCACAAGGGATGTCTACAAACGGGTAGTCGTCTTCCCAGATTTCCCAATCCAAGAGTTCCCCAGCACCTTTATTCCCAGCATAGTAGGCCTTAATTGTCTCGGCTACACCATCATCGTCTACATCCATCTTAATGTAGCACTCGAAGATTTCTACTAGTTGGGTGGATTCCTCAGAGACATCCGTAATGTTGATCCGGTCGTCTTCACGTACTATCTCCTCGGACATGTACGTTTGGGTGCCATCGGTCGGCAGCATGTCGATAAGGTCCCGATCAAAGCCCATTTCCACTAGGTCGGACTTCGTTACAGTATCGCGCTGCGCTACAAAGCGGCTCTCTGGGATGGTGGTAGACTCTTTGTCCATCAGGAAGTTCTCGGGCTCAATGGCAACCATTTTAAGGTCACCCGCCTTCGTGAGCCTACGAATCTTTACATCGTAGCGCATTTCCTGGGTCTCAGGTACTTGGCCTGTAGGGTCTTCAATAGTCTCTTGGTACTCGTCTTGGGTCAGGACCTCTACGTCATCATCAGACAACAGGGCCATAAGTTGGTCTTCGGAAAGGCCTGTGTGGATAGTGGTTTTATACTCAGGAGTGTCATCCCACCAACACTTAATGATGCCATTACCGTTAAGCAAGGCATCGTGTATGGCTGAGTACATAATGCGGTACCCATCGTTCTGCTTAAGGAACTTATGGTTGATGTAGTCTGAGGCCTGATCCGAGGTCTGTTCGTCCTCCATAGTCGCAGGTTCAAAGTCTACAATCCTACCAGACTGAGTGAAAGTCCTAATGATACCTGGGAGCATCCAGCCGATAACTACGGCTACATCCCGAGATACTACACTAGAACGACCTTCTAGGCTAGGTACATCGTCCATGGTACCGAAGTAGTACTCTAGGGCCTTAGCGCGTTTGTCTGAGAGTTCCGTGCGATCATAGTTTTGGGCACTACGGATGGCATCGTCCAAATAGCCCTTGATCTCCTCAGACTTATCTTTTTTGTTCTTGGTCATACAACCCAATCCATAGTATCAAAATCCTCAAAGTCATCAATGTGAGCCCGAGGCTCCTCGTAGAAGACTGCCATGAGGCCAAAGGCATCTGCACAGTGGCTCGACCAATCGTGGTCTGGGCCGAGGTCTACATTACGTACTTCGTCTATTCTAGCGTGATAATATCTGAGTGCCGCAAGGCCACCCCCTACACGGGTCTCATTAAAGACCATCCGAGGGAATAACCTTCTGGCTTCCTCAATACGAGCCATGGCAGCACCCCTACCTTGGTTGGGCACTACCTCTACGTTAAAGCCTGCTTCGCGCAGGGCACTCTCAAATGAAACATGAAATACTTTGTCGAAAGTACGGCC